CGGGTAACTTATTAAGTGTTCGTATTGTGAGGGGAAAAGAGGAGGTGTATAGAAACGAGGGCAAGCTAACTCGTGTGATTGGCAGGATGTGGGGTGAACAAGTGGCCACCGCGCTTGCTCAGGGTATGGGTAAACCCAAGAATATGGATGTTAAGTTTACCTACTCTTTTATGCCAGAACACTACATAACAATGGAAGGGGATGAGAGTTGTGAAAGTTGCATGTCTCACAATAGCGATTTCTATGGGCTTGTGGGTGCTTTGGATGGAAGGGATGCCCACCCCTTAATGGCGTATGAAAACACACCAGAAGCAGCTCTGATGCTGCTGTGGGATACAGATAAAGATAGGGCCATAGCTCGTGCTATTGTGCGTATACAGAAGGATGGTGTTGCTTTTGTCTCCATGTATGGAAATACAGGGTATCATGATGCGCTCGTGGCTATCCCTCATGTGTCTAGTGATGATGACAGGGTTATGGAGGGTATGAAGCTGCATGAAATACACACAACTGTAGGGGTGTTAGCTCCCTTTCTGGATGGATATGTGGAGCGCTTCGAACAGTGTAGTGATGGTATGCTGGAAGTGTCGTGTGAAGGCATGTCTAGCAACTATGAAACTGGTCGTTTAGTGGAAGGAGATGAGTGTACGTGTTGTGGTGAGATACACACGGACTTAACCACTACAGCAGATGATGGTGTTGTGTGCGAAGAGTGTTTAAGTGGGTTGTATTATTATGTAGAAGATAGAGATGGCTACTATCATGAAGAGGTAGTGCGGCAGGTGGGGGATGAATACTACCACGAAGATGATGTATGGTATGATGACGTAGAAGATGTCTATTACCCTGACAGTGTTAGATTTTACACGCTAGAAGTGGAGTCAGCTATTCTATCAAGAGGTAGTTATGATCTGATTGTGCATAAGGATAACATAACAAAGGCATTAGATGACTACAGGGTTATTTCGATTGATGGTGAATCTATTGAAGAAGAGGATGAGGAAAATGCAGCTTAATCTATTAGACATATTACAATACCAAAGAGGTCACGGGTCTGTATCTGAGGCATCATTCATAAATCACTATCTGCTACCAATGATTAATGAACTAGGATATCACGGTGTTATGGACGGGCAAGGGAATATATGGGTAGAGGTGGCAAGTAAAGAGAAAGCACCCTTCTTGTTCTGTGCTCACATAGACACATGTCACAAGGGAGATGTTAACATCCACCCCGTAACTACGCCAGATGGTGTTATACACCTCAGCAGGGCAGAAAAGGCGGCTGGATGTTTAGGTGCAGATGATGGTGTTGGTATATACACCAACTTGCGCCTAATTGAAGCAGGTGTTAAAGGTACCTACCTATTCACAAGAGGAGAAGAGTGTGGAGGTATTGGTGCTGAGTATATAGCTAAACAAACACCAGATAAATTAGAAGGATTTCTAATGTGTATCGAAGTGGACAGAGCTGGCACTGATGAAGTTATTGTGTCCCAAGCATACGGTGATTGTGCGAGCGTAGAATTCGGCGAGCAGTTATCGGAGATGTTAGGCATGGGCCACAGCCCCAGTACTGCGGGGGTTTACACAGATAACGCCGAGTTCGGGGATATCATTCCAGAGAGTGTGAACATAGCTGCGGGTTATGAAAACCAACACACTGCAAAGGAAACAGTGAACACAATTTATGTGGAAGCACTCATTAAAAAGCTCATAGCTATTGACTGGAACACTCTTCGAGTGGTGAGGGAACGAGGAGACTATGGAGAATGGATGGACTATCTTGGTGGTAACACTATGTATGACTACCCAGCAGGTGACTATGAAAAACTTCTGGAGTATGTAGAGATGCATCCATCTCGTGTTGCTAATTATCTGGATGCTATTGGTGTGGATATGTATGAAATTGAAAAGGAATGGATGAGCGGTGATCTGGAGGTAGGAAGGAGATGAGCTATCCTGACGATGTAAGACAGTATGACAATGATCCACGGTCACCATTCTATTCTCCCTTGCTGTGCCCCTATTGTGGAGAGGAAGCAGAAGAGAGGGATGGTGGGCTGTGGTGTCCTGTGTGTGACGAGGAGGATGATGATGAGTAATACTGGGTATCATAAATTGCTGGCGCACATCACGCCGGAGGAAGTGGCTAGCATTGAACATGCTTGCTTAGTGGATGAGTTACGATATATGTCTGGAGAGCAGTTTAAAGCTGACTTCCTGCAAGGAATGTCAGGCAGAGATAAGCTCAGATGGAACTATACAATGGCAGATGATGGTGTTGTGGAGTTATGGGAAACATTGCCGTTTTAATTTATTTTGCAGATAAGTATACTGTTTGAAAATAATATGTTATAATAAATATTATATATTAATATAATAGTCTATATTACCTTAAGTAATATAGACATATATTATAATTAACAATTATGTTTTCTGGAGAAAACATGGATAAGCATATATTAAACATAATTACTTCCTTGCATGAAGGAAGTAATAGAATAGTCTGCCCCTTCTGCGAAGGAGGCAGTAGTAAAGAAAAGAGTTTTATAATTACTAAAGAGGGTAGAAATGTAAAGTATATGTGCCACAGAGCATCTTGCAATGCTCGTGGTAATACAAACTACAGAGGAGAACTACAACAATCTGCACAACCAGTACAGGCTCCTGTACTAACAACACCCTCAGAGGGTGTATATGCTCTCAGGAGCGTTAGGGACAACTTAGGCAGGGATAGGGGAGGAGTTTATAGGAGAAAGCCTACAGCGCCCTCTCAGCTGCCCAAGGATATCAATCGTATTGATGATGATTGGTGTAAGCTACACTTCCCTGCACCAACAGACGCTAAGTGTGTCATCCTCGTAGAGGATATTATTAGTGCAGAGAAGATGCACCCATTCTTCCCTTGTGTTGCATTGCTTGGTGTACATCTGAATGAACAGAAACTTGCCTACCTAGTAGAGCAGGGGGTGAGGCATGTGATTGTAGCCTTGGACAATGACGCAACGCGGCAAGCTATACGTATTGCTCGTAAGTGGTTATTTGATACAACAATACTTCCCTTGCAAAGGGATTTAAAGGACGAGACATATGAAAGACTACAAGAAATTGCAGATAATCTCAAATCAAATCAGATGTGACTACTGTGGTGACACCCCATGGTCGGGACACAGACACGACTACAGGAATTGTAAATGTGGTAGGGTGAGCGTAGATGGAGGTAATGACTACTTGCGCCGTGGTTGGATAAAGGGCGCTACGTACACGGATATGAGTATAGAGTTTGATAGTGGTCACCTTAAATGTTTAGTGGCAGATGTAAACGAACACCAGAAGACACGTAACGCTTTAGGTGTTACGTATGCTATGTTTAGGTGGTTTAGAGATAACGGATATGAGATAAGGAGACTAGACGATGAGTAATGTGTACTTGATATCCGACTTACACCTAGGGCATAAGAATATTCTGGAGTTTGCAGGGAGGTATAGAGCTTGGGCTGACACTGTATTAGAGCATGATCGCGTCCTAATTGAGCGTATACGCTCTGTGTGCAGAAGTAAGAGAGATGTGTTGTACATCCTTGGAGATGTAGCTATGGGGGTTAAGCAGCTAGAGTTGTTGAATGAAATACCTGCACGTAAAATACTTGTGAGAGGTAATCACGACACATTCCAAGATGGTGTGTACATGAAGTATTTTGACAGCATACAAGGTATCATACATAAGCGCTACCATGGGCAAGGGTATTGGTTTAGTCATGCTCCTATACACCCACACGAGCTTAGAGGGAGGAAGAATGTACATGGCCACACACATGGCAATCTTATCATGAAGAGTGGGTGTGTGCAGGACAAGGATTACATCAATGTGTGTGTAGAGAATTGTAATGGCTATCCTGTCAATACATCAGAATTGGAGACATTTAGAGGAGAGATAAAGTGAATACTGCGCAAGAGTTAAAGGCCATCAAGAGATGGCAGGGGCTAAAAAAGAAATGTGATGACACGGGCATGGAGTTTAATCTGTCTGTAGCAGATGTGCGTGCGTTAATCATTAAGACTAGGTGTCACTACACAGGTAAAGATATTAAATACGGAGATCAAGGGGGCCATTTTAGTTTAGATCGAAAGGACAGCTCTCAGGGATACATCAAAGGAAACGTAGTGGCCTGTCACGGTGTGGTGAATAGCTTTAAGGCCAATTTATCGAAGATTGATATCCAGAAGATATTGAGGAAGTTATAATTGAATAGAGAACAGCGTATTCTATCAGCTATTATGACCAGCAGGGAAGCGTATAATAGCATCGTAGGGATTAGAGAGGAGTATGATTTTAGTGAACAGGGGTGGTTATTAGTACAAGAGATTGATGGGTTTTATGACAATGACGGAGACGTGAGCTACGTAGATAGGGATACAATAAAGGATGTTATTGCACGTAAATTCCCTAAAGCATCAGGCATTATCAATGCTGTTATAGACAATCTGGAAGATGTTAGCGTTAGCAACGCTGTTGCAGAGTATGTTGATTTGAAGCGTGAGGCGTTGGAACATGCCTTAGCTGACAAGCTGTTAGCAGGAGAAGATTATTCAGATCTGATGGAGAAGTTGGTTGCTGTTGATGGCTTGGAGGAGCATGAAGAGGAGACAGTGTTTATTGGTACAGACATTGATGACATTTTAGCAGCATCCTCAGCAGAAAATCTAATACGTGTACACCCACCAAGCTTAAATGACAGGCTGGATGGTGGGTTTAGTCCCGGACATCAGGCTGTTATCTATGCCCCCACAGAAGTGGGGAAGAGTTTATTAGCACTGAACATAGCCTGTGGCTTCCTTAGAGAGGGTAGGAGGGTGTTGTATTGTGGTAACGAAGACCCAAGTAGGAGTATGCTTCTGCGTGTCTTTAGTAACCTCTCAGGGATGACTAAGGAGGAGATTAGAACAGATCCCAGAGGTGCTACACAATTAGCCAGAGCTAATGGCTATGACAATCTAATATTCAAGGAGATGACTCCCGGAAGTTTAAGAGAGGTACGAACATTAACAGAGAGGTATAGCCCTGAAGTGGTGTTTATTGATCAGATGGCTAACATGGAGTGCCGTAGCTCTAGTAAGGTGGAGAAGAATGAAATACTAGCTTGTGGCTTAAGAGCAATGGCTAAGAAGTATGGTGTTGTATCCATCATCTTACACCAAGCATCAGACGATGCTTATGGTAGGAATATTCTAGAGAAGAATCATCTGTATTATTCTAACGTAGGAGTGCAGGGACAGATGGATGTAATGATTGGTATGGGTATGGATAGTAGTTATGAGCAGCAAGATCTGCGCATGCTATGTCTTACAAAGAATAAACTATCTGGATGTCATGAGAGCTTTCCTGTTCGTGTCAATCCAGCATTATCGAGGGTAGAAGAATGAGAGAAGACGTGATGACAGTGGGAGAAGTAGCAGCAGCCTTAAACCTATCTGAAATAGGTGTGAAGAGAATACAAGCCAGAGCTTTAGCTAAGATAGCAGCTAGTTTAACGGAGGATGACATGGAAGGTATTAGAGAGTTGTTACAAGAGTCTGAGGTGGATGAGACTATGTTTGGGGTTATGACAGATGCTATGTACCAATCATCTTTTGACTTCGAGGATGATGGGTTGGGGGATTTTTGGAAGGAAGAGAATGTTAGTGAACAGTAGATAATGTCGAGGATTGAATTATGACGCAACCTACTCATGAAGTATGCGAAAGACTATTAGGAGGGCATATATTTAAAAACTTTCTTAAAGAACCTATTCAGCCTGAGCTTGTACCGCGCCATTTTAATAGCGTACCAGAAACACCAGAGAGATTTCAGTACTGGCAGCATAGGTATTGCCAGAGATGTGGCTTTGAGGATGTACGAAAAGAACGATAGACAACAGTAAATAATGTCGAGAGATAACTGTATGAATAAATATATTGAAATAGTTAAAAAGTGGTTAGCTGATAGTAGCGCAGTAACCAGCGAGGAGCTTAAAGCGAATTCGGATATGGCCTATGCAGCCTATGCAGCAGCAGCCGTCAGAGCCGCTGATGCAGCCAATGAAGCCGCCAATGCAGCCTTTGCAGCCTATGTAGATCATGAATCCGCCCATGGCGCGGAATTGGCCGCCAGAGCCGCCGCCAGAGCCTCCTATTACGCCCACCAAAACGACGCGGAAAGGGCCAAGAAGTGGTTAAACGAATATAAAGAAGTAACCGGGAGGTAACTATATGGAACACTGTGATAAGTGCCACAGTCAGTTAGATAGGGAAGGCTTTCACTACCACATGACTGAATGTGTTAAGCAAGAAATTATAGGGCTTACGGCACAGCTCCAAGCATATCAAAGGCTTGCTGCCAAAGGCATTTATTATTCTATCGAAGAATTGGCGGAACACGATCAGGTGGTTGAACTCAGAACACTTAATTTAATCAAAAGAATTGCAGCAGATCACCCCTTTACTGTAGACCCTAGGGATCATGCTGAATTCTTTGAAACAGTGTATTGGAAGATTGCCAAGATTTAGATAGCGTCATTAGATCGAAAACCGGGCGCTATCTCATTTCTGAAATTGAATGGATCGAACGGCGTGAAAATACACAAACCTAAGATTTGTCGAAAAAGAGTGTTGGGAAATATTAAATAATTAACAGGAGGAATGATGAATGTTGAAGAGTTTCTTAGAGCCCCTACCCCAGAGATTTACATGGGGGAGCGGATTACTTTGGATTGTGAGACAACTAATATTAACTACGGCGATAGCTGCAACGCTGATAATAGGCTTATACTTACTTGTCATACTAACAGCGATGGCTCTATCAGTAGTATATGGGGCGGATTGGGCAGCAGTAGTCTTGACCATCTCATTTCTAGAATAGAGAATTTAGAGGGTTTTGTTGTTGGACATAACATTAAGTTTGATTTACGTTGGCTGGCTAGGCATGGCCTAGATGTTAGCAAGGTAGTTGTGTGGGATACGATGATTGCAGAACATGTATTCTATGGCAACCGACCACCAAATATTGGTGTTGGTTTGGGAGAGGTAGCTAAACGCTACGACCTCCCCGGCAAGGAGCCGTACATAGATTTGTGCATCAAAGGGAAACTGTGCCCGTCAGAGCTACCACGTAGTTTGTTACAGAGGAGATGTGAGTATGATGTAGGGGTAACAGATGGTGTGTTTAAAAGGCAACTACAGAGAGCTATAGAGGAGGATAAGCTTAAGACGATATTAACTAGGTGTTTGTTAACACCTGTGTTAGCTGACATAGAAACAAAAGGATTGAAGCTAGATGCTGATGCTGTAAATACAAGCTATCATAAAGCAATCAAAGAACAACATGAAATCACTACATCCTTAGCGGAGGTAGCAAGTATTAATTGGAATAGCCCTATGCAAGTGGCGGAGGTGGTGTATGGAGAGTACGGATTTAAGGAGTTGGTTGGCAGAGATAAGCAGCCAATTAGGACAGCTACAGGTAGAGCTAAAGCTGATGTCGGGACGATTAGAAAGCTTACAGCAAGGACAAATAAGCAGAAAACGCTCAAAGGATTGCTTAATCGAAGAAGTATTGTAGAAGCACAGCTTACAAAGACATTAAACAAATTCAAAGCATGTGTAGATAATGAGGATATGCTATATGCACAGTTTAATCAGGCCATCACACAGACACATAGGCTTTCTTCGTCTGGCACGGAATATGGGGTGCAATTCCAGAACATGCCCAGAATATTCAAGCCTTGTGTCACGTCGCGTAACGAGGGCTGGGATGTTCTCGAAGCTGATGGTGCGCAATTGGAATTTCGTGTCGCTGCATTCCTTGGGCAAGACAAGCAGGCAATATATGACATAGAGAATGGTGTAGATGTACACAGCTTCACAGCAGAGACAATAACAGCAGCAGGACAGGAGACAGATAGGCAGACAGCTAAGGCACACACGTTTAAACCATTATTCGGAGGTAGGAGTGGTACGACAGCAGAGAAAGCGTATTACAAGGCATTTAAAGAGAAGTACAAGGGTGTGGCACAAGCACAGGAAGGATGGAAGAACACCACAATTAGAGATAAGAAGTTTAGAATGGCTTCAGGGATGGAATTCTTCTTCCCAAGAATAAAAGCTTCTCGCTCTAAGGATGGGTATATACCAGAAGAGAGTAATATATTCAACTATCCCATACAGAGCTTTGCAACAGCAGATATCATACCAATATGTATTATATACACATGGCATGCTATGAAAGCAGCAGGTTTGAAGAGCTTTATCTTTAACACAGTGCATGACTCTATCATTATTGAGAGGTGTACAGAAGAAAAGGAGAAATTAAATGAAATAATAGTATACTGTTTTGGAAAAGCATGTTATAATTATCTTAAGGTGGTTTATGACGTAGAGTTTAACGTCCCACTGGGATGCGGCATTAAAGCCGGAAGTAATTGGGGAGTAGGAGATGAAGAAGTATTCTCCCTCCCAACACCGTATAAATAGGAAATAAGAATGGATAGAAATTTTTTAGTAGGCTGCGTTGCAGCCACAATTGTAGCATGTACGTTCTTTGGGACTATAGCTGCTCATAATATAAATGTAACAGCTAGGGTAGCTGAAGCTATTGTAGCAGGAGCAGAGCCCTTAGCAGTACAATGTGCTTTGGATAATTCACTAGCAGATTTCTGTGTAGTTTTAGCAACCAACCAAGGGGATTAATATATGCAAGGTTATGTACAAAAGATTAGTAGTAAAAATGGTATGGGAAAGAACGGCCCTTGGGTGTTATATTCTGTACAGGTAGACGGTAATTGGTATGGTGCGGGATTCAACCCACCACCATGTAGAGAGGGGGATTTGATTGAGTATGACACGATTCAGAAAGGGCAGTATACGAATATTGAAAATATTAGGCTGGGTACTGCTAGCGCCCCTGCTCCTGTGGCTACTCCTGCTGTAGCTACTCCTGTAGCTGCGGCACAGGCTCCACCTAAGAATACAACACAGTTGTCTATTCATTTGCAGAGTAGCCGTAACGCTGCAATCAATTGCTTAGATGTGTTGCTTAAGAGTGAGGCTGTTAAACTCCCTGCAAAGCAGGCTGATAAGTATGATGCAGCAATGGCATTGCTGGATGAGATTACAGCCCGGTTCTTTGTTCAGCTAGAACAGGATATTGAAGCTGGTGGTATTAGCACAGAAGAAGTTATCCCACAGCCCGCAGTAGCGGCTTAAACCCAACAAGGCCAGGGACGGCCACAGGAGGATGTATGAATTATATATACGAAACACAAGACTATGGTATTATACTACTAGATGAGGAGATGAGGGATGCGCTAGATACAAACTATGGCATATGGAATAAAACGTACAATGTAATGGAGACTGCTGCTGCTGTCTTATTTGGAGCTTATGAGCTTATAGAGGAGATGCAAGCACAGCTAAACGCAGTGAAGAAAACTACATTGAAAGTGGCTAAGGTACATTGATATGCACCTATTAATTGATGCTGACTCTGCCCTCTATAGGGCAGGGTGTGCCAATGAAGAGAGGACGTACAGATGTACGTTAGAAGGTCAACTACTAGAGGAGTTTAGATACAAGAGTGATGCTAAAGTTTTTGCAGAAGAGTATGGCTGTGAGATTGTTAAACACAAAACAGCTGGCCCCATAGGGCTTTCACTGCACAACTTGAGACAATGCGCTAAGAATTTCTTTGCTATCGAGCACGATAGCTATGAGATGTTCATAGGGGGTAAGGGTAATTTTCGTTATGACTACTACCCTGAGTATAAAAACAACAGAGATGGAGATGATAAACCTGTTCATTTAGAACAGATGAAGAAACATTTACAAGCTCAGTATGGAGCTGTCCGTATAAACGATGAAGAAGCTGATGATGTTGTTAGCTATAAGCAATGTATGGCTGAGAAGGACAGTACGTGCATTGTAACGATTGATAAAGACTTAAACAATACAGCCGGATGGCATTACAACTGGGTGAAGGGAGATATGTTTTATGTCACAGAGAAGGAAGCTGATCTAAACTTTGCAAGACAACTACTGTCAGGAGATGCTACAGATGGGATACCGGGACTTAAGGGAGTTGCTGCTAAGACAGCAATTAAACTACTACCAGAATATAGGGATGATTGGTTGGAGTTTGTTAAACATACTTATCTGGAGAGAGGTTATACTCTCGATTATCTAAATCAAATGGGTATAATGCTATATATGCGAAAGAAGCCCGAGGAGATTTGGTCATGCGAGTAGAAGGTTGGACAGAATCTAAGTTTTTTAGCTTCATTCGCTCTGCCTTACGCAGAGCATTTACAAAATATCCAAACAAATACAAAGCATTAAATGCTGCTAGGAGGGTTAAGAAGCATGCCAAAGGTAGACAAAAGTGGGAGTATAGATGTGCCTCATGTACCAGATTTTATGCTGGGAAGAGTGTACAGGTGGATCATATTATACCTGCCGGAAGTTTGCGTAGCTTTTCTGATCTACCAGACTTTTGTTCTCGCCTCTTCTGTTCTGTAGAGGGTTTACAAGTGTTGTGTCATAAATGCCACACAGTGAAGACAAATACAGAGAGAGGGATTGTACCAGAGATTGCAGCATTCAAGAAGCTGCCAGCTAAGAAACAAATAGCTAAGCTTAAGCGCTTAGAGTTGGAGGTTGGTAGTAATGCTGCTAAACGTATAGAGATATTTACAAGGTATCATAAGTCTAAGGAGGATGCATGACTAATAGATTTAATAGTGGAGCTTCTGGCTACACTTGTGATCTTTGCCACACGTTGTTGTGGTGGGGGTGTCTCAGGGAGGATGACAAAGCTAAAAGAAACTTCTATCCCAAACACACAGAAGAGAATATAACATATGCAGGGGATGACATACTCTGCTTTAAGTGTAGCAAGGAGGTTAGTGTAGATGAGCATT